GGATGGCCCGGTAAAGCGATTCAGCGCGCCGCCTAAGCTGGCTTTTCCGGAGACCGAACCAGAGCAGGAGCCAGAGGTGGCCGGGCTCGGCATTGATGCGCCGCCGGTAATGAAGCAGGTCGGATGAGCGACGCCTATACCATAGACGCAAAACTACGACTCCTCGCTGAGGATCAGTCGACCGACGTCGTGCGTCGCACGTTTGCGCAGTTGGAAGCGCAGATGACCAGCTTCCAGCGCTCGACCAACCAGAACCTCGTGCAGCCGATGAATCAAGCCTCCGCTGCCGTGTCGCAGCACGGGCAGCAGGTGCAGCGGCACATGCGCGAGACCGAGAGCGCTTTTCAGCGCGCCGGCAGGGAGGTTGGCGCGTACTTTGCCAAATTTGCCACGGCCGGATTTGTTGCCGAGGAAATGCTGCGCGGTGTGCGCAACATGGCGCAGTTGGAGCAAGGCTTTACCCGCCTGACAAACGTAACTGGCGCTAGCCGCGAGGAAATCCACAAGCTTGAAGAACAACTCGAGCGGTTGTCGGCGCGCACCGGGGCTAGTAATACCGAACTGTTGAAACAGTTTAGCAACTTCCGCGCAGTTTCCAGGACAAGCATCGAGGAGGCGGCCAAGGCATTTGATAGCATTGTCATTGCCGCCCATGCCGCAGGCATTGGTATCGATGATATGACGCGCTCGGCGCTGGCGGCGATCAATAATCTGAATGTGCCGCTTGAAAAGGTCAGTGAGGTGTTGAACAAATGGGCCACCGATCTGCCGCCATCATTGTTTGAGGCATTTGCCAAGGTCATCCCCCGCATCTCGCTGTCGCTATCGGCGCTGGGCATGAGTGGGGAGAAGGCAGCGGAATCACTGTCGCGCGCCTTCGGTGCGGCCGGGCGTGCCATCGGGCAACCGCGACGTGCGGCGGCCGCGCTGGAGGAGGTGTTCGATAGGCTAAGCGATCCGAACAAGGGCATCGGCGCGATGTTCTCCGGCGAGATTGACAAGATGGCTGCCGGGTCAGAAGATTTTATGGAGGTACTAAGGAAGGTCGACACCTTCATTCAGCAGAACACGGCCAATCTACCTGCCGCCGTTCGCCGTGCTTGGCTGGAGGCGCAAGGTCTTAATCTGCAGCTATCGGCAATTATTCATAAGACCGTGACGGAAGAAGAGGAGGCGATCAAGGCATTCGTCAAAGCCGGTCTATCGGTTGAGGAGGCGACTAAGAAGGTCAGGGATCTGCGCAAGGAGCAGGACGAGTTGGAGAAGACGACGCAAGGCCAACTTGATCGCATCTCCGAGCATTGGGAAAGGTTCTGGAAGAAACTCGCAACCATGAATGAAGGCGCGCTAGCCGAGGAAATGTCCACCTGGGACAAGAACCTTACCATCCTCGAAAAGAATATGCTGCATGCGCAATATCTTTGGCAACGCGCCAAGGATATTGCTACCGGCCAGTTCGCCGAATCGGCAGAGGCGGCGGCAATCAAAGCGCGCGAAGATGCAATGCTGTGGGATAAGGCGACGCGCGGCGCCTTTGGCCCGGAAACCCGCAGCCAGCCGGGCGGTCCTACCGCTGTTTCACCGCTAACGATGGAGGGAATGCAAAAACGGCTGCGCGGGCTGCAGCATGGCGGCATTGTTGAGCACCCGACGGTTGCGGCAATCGCCGAGAAAGGCCCGGAGGCAGTTATACCGCTTGACCGTGCAATGGGATCATCAGCAGGTAGAGAGGCCAAACGTACCGAGGAGGAGAACACCGATTCGACACAGAAGAACACGGAGGAATTGAAAAGACTCAACGATTTTTTCGAGTTCTACTTCGGGAGGGCCGGGCGCGGTAGCGCGCTCGGCCCGGGCGGGGCGGGTGGGGGCGCTGCTGGCGGTCAGTTTGGTGGCGGCCCGCAAGGCGGGGGTCCACAAGGCCCCGGCCCCAGTCCTGGTCCTGGTCCCGGTCCCGGTCCTGGTCCCGGTCCCGGAGGCGGAGGCCCACCAATCCCTGGACCCGGTGGGCGGCCAATGCCGCCGCCGGGCACGACAACGGCCGGGTTTGGCGGTGAGGCAGGTGGAGGTGCAGCTGGCGGTGTTCCCGGGTTGCCGGGCGGGCCTTCAGGGCGGGCCTTGACGCCAGCCGAGCGACAGGCAGCAGCTGGCGGCGGTGAAGGAGGCGGGGGCGGCGGGACCGGCAGTTCAGCGATATATAATAAACTGTTGGCGGCATATCGAAAATCTGGGCTGGTTGGTACGGTGCCTCCCGATGGGGCGCAGTTCGGAATAACGACCGGCTCGGCTGAAGAGTGGGCGCGTTTCGGCATGATGGTTGCCGCCGCTGAATCTGATTATGATCCACGAAGCAGGGGACCGGGAGGCGAAAAGTCGTATGGAATTTTTCAGTACGATCATCCGCAAGTTCCTGGTGGCAATGCCAGAGATATAGATGCATCGATTGCCGCATTTGTCAGAGACTCGAAGCAAGCGGTTGGTTCCGGGGGCATACGCAGTCAAAATTCACTTCTGCGCCGACGATTTTCGACTATTGGCGCCCATCCAGACAGAACACTTGCTCGCGCTAAACAGGCAGATGCGGCGATACGCGCCGCTCGTAGCGGGCAGCAACAAGGACCGCCTTCACAGCCTCCAGTTACTACAGGCGATGGTGTTGGTGGTGGCGTTAGAACTCGCGGGATGTCGGGCGGTCGTTCGGCAGAGGTCGAGGCGGAACTCGAATACGCAGGTCTGACGACTGGCCTGACGGCTGAAGCTGCCCACGGCATAGAGGAAGGCCATGCTCGGCATAGTGTCAAGGCTCCGGCCTACGATCTCGATGTTCGCGATCCGGTGACCGGCAAACTTCTCAATATGGAGAATCCGGCAGATCAGAAGCGTATGGCCGATTTTGTGGAGGCCACCGTTGCCGCTGGGGCGACCGGCGTCGGCGCTGGCAAAGGCGGCGCTTATATGGGGTTTCACCGCATCCACGTTGGACGCGGCGATCCCGCAACATGGGGCGCTGGTGGACATGGGGTCAATGCTCCGCAATGGCTACGAGATGCTTACGCGCGTGGGATGAAAAGAAGGATGTCCCCGGAACATCGCACAGCGGAAATTAAAAGATTGCGCGAAGCGCAGCAGGCCAAAAAGCCGCCGCCGACCAAGACCGCGTCGGCTGATGACAAATCTGACGTTCCGCCAATTCTCCGTCCGCGGCAAGGCACTCCTGTCGCGGGCGCGCGGCAGGAGGGCGGTCCGGTTTCAGGTGGTTCGTCCTATCTTGTCGGCGAGCAGGGGCCAGAATTGTTTGTGCCGGGGCAGAGCGGCTCGGTCCTTGCCGAGGGACATGCCGGGGGCCACTGGCCGGAAGGATACAACTTTAACCCTGCTACTGGCGAGCCCATCCCACATACAGCTTTCAGCCGGTGGGCGGCGGCGCGCGGCGGTGAGTCCACGAATATCGAGGACCGCCGGAGAAGAGGTTACGGTACGATTGATGATTACAAAAAGTTGATCACGGAAAGATTGGAGCCAGAGGCAGAAAGGCCGAGGCGACGCACCGGCCGCCCTACCGACTTTTCCAACTGGCCAAATGAATTGGCGGAAGAGGCGGGTTTATCTAGCGTTGGCAAGCGCCGCAGGCCAGTAACTTTCGAGCAGATGGGCATCGATACGCAAGGAAAGTCTTTCCCCTTCCCCGAAGGGATCCAGTCTGCGCGCGCTCAACTAGAAAAACCAATCAATGTCGACGTGAATGTCAGGCAATCATTATCGCAGCGCGCAGGCATCGGCCGTTCTCAAGCACGCCGGGCGGCGCAAGATCAGGCTCGCGATGCACGGCGCGCTTCACACGTCGGTTTCATGTGAGGTGAGTTATGGCGCGCGGACACAGACCAAGAGTAATTGCTCGATATAAATCACCAGAACAACCGGCTGTCGTTGCCCCGCATGACGATCTAGATACTGCGATCAGTGAGGCGGCAGAGACCGCAGGCATGGATGTGGAGACCATGCGTGCGATCGCCGAGATCGAGAGCAGCAAGAAACCTAGTTCGAATATCAGCGCGCGCACGCAATATAAAGGGCTGTATCAATTAAATGTGGAGGAGTTCAAAAGAGGCGGCGGTACGGGCAGCATTTATAGCGCCCGCGAGAACGCGGCAGCATTTGCCAAACTGGTAAATGAAGACAAGAAGTGGTTCGTCGATCGGTATGGCCGTGAACCGGACAGCGCGGAAATTTACATGATGCGCCAGCAGGGGCGCGGGTTCTTCACCGCAGAGAAACCAAGTGTGAGGAACATATCGACCAACCCCTACCGGAAGGGCATGGTGGCTGCCCAGGAGACGCGCGAATCCTTCACGGAGGGCTGGAGACAGAGGATAGCAGAAAAGCGCAATGTGGAATTGTTGCGCGGTGGGCCAGGGTTCCGCGGTGGCCGTCAAGTTGCCGAAGAGCAACGGATGGTAGAGCAGCTAGCGCAACCGGCCAATGTCAATGTCAATGTCAGGGCCGATCAATCATTCTCCCAATGGGCACGTATCAGTCGCTCGCATGCACGTAATGCTGCGCGAAATAATGCTCGCGAAGCGCGACGTGAATCGCATGGCGGTTATATGTGAGGTGATACATGGCTGTTGCAGCATGGCCCGGTAGCATTGTCGCCGTTGGTCCGGTTGGTGTACCGGATAACCCGCCCGATTGGCGTAGGGTCGACGGCGATATTTACGGGCGTCAGGGGCCGGCGCAGGCACTCGGCCTCAATGCGCCGACCAATGCCTTTATTAACGCCACACTGTATCGCTGGGGGCCACTGGAATTTCATGTTTGGCCGCTCAACATCAACGAAGTCGATCATGAAACGGCGACCGATTGGGCACATAAAGACATCGTGGGGGCAAGTATCTATAGAGAATGGGTAGGCGAGGGTGATGAGAAGCTGCACTTCCGCGGCATGCTGTTCCCGTACCGGCTTGGCGGTGTGCGCGCCATGGAGGCATTCGACGGCATGCGGCGCGGCGCCATTGCCGGCCAGATGGTTCGCGGCGATGGCGGCGTACTCGGCTGGTTTGTGTGCGAACGGATAATGCGGGCGCATACGTTTATCTCTACCGAAGGCTGGGGCAAGCAGATCACCTTTGAGGCCGAGTTCGCTCGGGTGCCGATCCCGGAGCCCGCCGGCTACCTGACGTCAATCTGGATGACGACCGGAGCACCCGGCGTTGGGCAGGTGGGGCAGTAACGTGTCTATCGCTTACTTCGAAGTCTATCAAGTGATGACTGCATGGGTGACCGCTGATCTGATCGTGTGGAATCGCTATCGCCAGCGTTCGCCCGGCATCATGGAAAAGATGCTCGATGCCAATCCGCAGTTGTCGTTTGGCCATCGCACCTCGCCGTTCATACCGGTGGGCACGCTGATCCGCATGCCGATCGATCCTGGCCTGATCATCGGGGTGCCGCCGCCGTTGCCAACCGACTCGCTGTGGACTGATGTCAAGGGGTATTCGTTGTAATGTCGTTCACCGACAATCTGTATCGCGGCATTAGCCCCGATCCATTTGTCCCAACCGACCCGCGCGCCATTCAGCAGACCACGCGGCGAGAAGCGGCGTGGACCATCCTTGTTAATGGTCTCGATGTTACGCAGAAGATGAATCCGCATTTGATATCGGCGCGGGTAACCGACAAATCGCATGCCGGCGAGGCCGAGATTGAACTTGATGACCGGGAAGGCAATCTGCCGATTCCGCCGTTGGGTGCCAACTTGAAGGTCATCGTCGCTTGGAAGAATGAGAGCGGAAGGCTTGCATTCAGCGGCCCAATACGGGATATCGAATACAGCGCTGCGCGCGGACAGGGCGGCGGCCGCCGCATGTTCATTCATGCTTTCGGCGTCGATACCGCTTCCAACTTGAAGGAGCCGCAGCAAGAACAAACCGGCGAAGGTGCGGAGCCTGGGCAGAAGGAAGGCTCGAAGATTCCTTTCATGGATCATATCAGCAAGGTATGGGGGAATGCAGGCGGCTCAATGTCGGTGCACCCGCAGATTGCGCAGAAAATGCGCGATTACTGGTCGCAAAATGCCGAGAGCGCAATTCAGCATGCGCAGAACTTCGCCAATGAGTTCGGCGGCATCCTGCATATCACCGATGGCAACAAGGGCGAGATCGTGATGCCGGGCGAGAGCGTCGTCGGCTCGATCAACGATGCCGTGGTGGCGGAATGGGGCGCCAATCTGATTTCTTGTCGGGTGCGGCCGCTGTCAACGCAAGACTTGTGGGCCGGCGCCAATCAGCAACACTATGATACGCAAGCCGCCAATTGGCTCATGACGGCGGCGCAGAACAACATGCCGCAAGGTTTGCAGCAAGCCTTTGGGGCGGTGGCGTCGTGGATGCCGCATGGCGCTGGATCTTCGGAGTCGGCATCCGGCCAGCAATCTGGTGGTGCAGCTGGTGATGGGGGCTATCCCGGGGCCGGCCGCATCGTCATAAATGGCGAGCCGCTGGCGGCGTGGAATCACTTCACCATGCTGATTGGCGTGCGTCCTGGTGTGGACGGGCTTTACCTCAATATAGCGGTAGAGAACGAGTGGTCGCGCACCACGGGATTTATCACCACTTGCGAGGTGGTGAGTCTAGCGAGCAAGGCTTATCAGCAGAGCGCTCTCAACGGGCTGCTCGACCCCAACTACAAACCGACATGGCCGATTCCTCCGACCCCGCCGCAGCCCGCGGTGCCGCAGCTGCCGCCCTTGCCGCCGGGCGTAGGTGGCCGATAGATTGGAGAAGATGATGTGGCAGACCCGACCGTCATTCATACGGCGTGGCTCAATGAAGTCGACGAGGATGGCGACATCATTCAAGAAGCTATCTTCACCAATCTCAACGATGCCCATGCGCTCAAGGTCGATGGGCAATCGCTCGTAGGCCGAAGCGATGCCGACAATGGCATAGCCAGGAAGATCACCGTTGTCCCGCCGCTGGCGTTGGTCGATGGTGAGTTGCTGGAGATCGATCCCGGCGCTATCGCCAGCGAGGCGCGGGTTGCGGCGCTAGAAGCACAGGTTGCCGCCAATACGCCATTGATTGCATCACAGGCCGCCCGTATCGCGGCGCTGGAGGCGATCAATGCGGCGGCGCGCATCGCGGCACTGGAAACAACGGTTGCCTCGCTGCAGCAGCAATTGAATCAGCTGCGCGATACCGTGCGCACCTTCCCATCGGCGCAAGTGGCACTTGCCGGGACGGGAGCGGTGGTACTGGCGCTGACAGTATCAACGATGTTGCGGCCGACATTGGCTGGCACCGGGGCAATGGTCGCACCGGTGACGCGCATTCGCTTCCTATCGGCGGCGTTTGGCGGCACTGCGGCTGGTACGTTCAACGTTATACCGCTGTCCGCAAACATGAGCATGTTTGCACATGCCACGGCAAACGTGCCCGATGTTATTGTTGTTTTGATACCTGGAATCAAGGCAGCGCTAGCTGGGACTGCGGCATTGGCTTGCGATGGTATCGTGGGCCGGGTAGCGAGTGCGGCCTTTGCCGCAACATCATCGCTGGCGGTCAATGCTATCATCGGCAAGTTCTTGGCGCCGCCTGCGTTTGTGCTGGTCTCGACACTGAGCGTGACGGCGAGTCAGCGATCAGGGCTGCAAACTGCATTCGCCGGCAGCGGCGTCGGCAATTGGTCTGGCAGCGATATGTTCGACGCGCTGGCTCGGACCCAAGCTGCATTGGCCGGCACTGCGGTGCTGGCGCTCGATATCACGCAGAAGTCGCCGTTCCTCAACGCGGCGCTTGCCGGCGCGGCAACCGGCAATTGGAATATTACCAGCCAAATACAAGCGGCGCGCGGTATACTGGTCGGTGCCGGCGCGGTGACGTCGAGTCAGACACAAAGAGCCGCGGCGCGCGGGACGCTTGCGGGCGCGGGCGCGATTGCCGGCAATGTGACGCCATCGGTGAAATCTTACGTCGAGTTCTTTTATGCCCAGCGTATCAGCGGGACGCCGAGCGGCGTCGGCGTGGCAAGATCTACGTCAGCGTTGAACACCTACCCTGGCGGTAACCTCAATAGCTGGGGCGTTCAGGATGATGGTGCCCATTACGGCATAGCCGTGAGCACTGTTACAACCTCTTCAACTAGCAGTGCTGCGGGTGACCATGTCGGCTTTGCGTGGGATGGCAGCAACATTTACGCCCACGTTGGCGGACAATGGTGGAATGGCTCAGCCTTCTCTGGCACCCTTCTGGCTAGCACTGCAATCGCCACCGGCGTCACCGGGCCACTGTTCCCAATGGCATCAGTTGCTTCGTTCGGCACGTCGGCTATTTGGCAATTCATCGCGGCGGGCAGCGAGACGTACAAGCCGAGCGGATATTCATCATGGACCGGGGCGTTCAATCCATCTGATAAAGACACTAATGCGATAATCTCTACGACGACAGTCACCAACGACACAATTTCCGTTAGCGTAACCGGTGTTTATGCCGGAGCGCGTGGCACCGTCTCACACTAACAGGGCAGGAAGGAGCGCATGCTAACTACTGCAGTCAAGACCACCGATACTCGTTACGGCCGCATGGCTTACTATTCCGGCGATGGCTATATCGGCCGCTCACTTGAACTCTATGGCGAATATTCACCCGGCGAGATCGAACTGATGCGCAAGCTGATCAAGCCGGGTTGGACGGTGGTGAATGGCGGCGCCAATATCGGCGCGCTGGCGGTTCCACTGGCGTCGCTCGTGCCGGAAGGAAAAGTCTACGCCTTTGAGCCGCAGCCGGAGCACTTCCAGATCCTCAAGCGCAATGCCAAGAAGCGCAAGAACATCACGGTTAGCGATTATGCGCTGTGGCATCAGCGCGGCGACAACAAGATGAAGTATCTGGCCGAGTTGAAGCATGATAACTTCGGCTGCACGGCGATGGACGAATCGGGCGGCGCCGAAGTGCGCATGATTGCCCTCGACGATTGGCTGCAAGGCGATAACATCGATTTGGTCTTTCTCGACATCGAGGGCGCGGAGATCATGGCGCTGGAAGGGGCCAAAGAAACCATCAAGCGCTGTCGCCCGTTGCTGTACTTAGAAGACCATCCCGATCGTGGCAATCAGCGGCAGTCCGATCTGGTGCTGTATGTGCGCGGGCTCGATTATCTTTGCTATGAGCACAAGCCGGATATGTATTCGCCAGACAACTGGAAGAAGAATCCCAATAATGTTTTCACCGAGATCAAGCAGATCGATGTCAAGCCGTACAAGACGCTTAGCTTCAATGTGCTGTGCATCCCGCAAGAAAGGGTCGAGGAGTTTCGTGGAGTGATCAACGATCAGCCGCAATATCTATGGGACCGCGGCAAGAAGGAAGGCGAGTTGCGCATGCTGGTGCCGCGCTCGCCCGGCCAGACCAAGGGTGGTTGGGCCGGCTTCTGCCGCTGCGGCGGGGTTGGCGATAATATGATTGCGGCATCGGTGGCACGGCCGCTGAAGGAGATGGGCTTCAACGTTGAAGTCATCACCCAAGAGCCGAATAGCGTGGTGTTCGAGAATAATCCGTTTATCGATAAGATCAGCGTCTACAAGCATGACGACTGGCCGAAGGATTTGACCAAGTGGCAAGAATGGTTCCACATGCGCTCGGGCGAGTATGCGCGCTTTGCCAATCTCGGCCATTCCTGCGAGGCGCTCAAGGCGCTGTTTCCGATCCAGACATGGTTCTGGTATCCGCAGCAATTCCGCCGCAAGTTGTGTGCCGGCAGCTATGTTGAGGCGGCGCATGACATCATGGGGCTGCCGCATAAGTTCGGCCCGGTGTTCTTCCCCACTTTCGAAGAGCAAGAGCATGCCAAAGTCACCAAGGCCAAGCTGGGCAAGGGGCCGATCATTGGTTGGTGCCTAACCGGATCGCGCATCGACAAGATATACCCACATGCGCCACTGGCTATGTCGCGGCTGATCAGCGAATTGGGGGCACAAGTGGTGATGATGGGCGCACCGCCTCCGCATCACGATTTTCAGCTGGCCAAGGATACGCAAGATACGGTCAAGTCGCACAACGGCACCGATAAAGGATTGACGCACGCCGCATCGCCGTCGCTGGACAATCAGACTTGGCCTATCCGCCGCATCATCACCTTTGCCCAGCAATGCGACTTGGTAATCGGCCCCGATACCGGGCCGATGTGGGGCGTGGCGTTTGAGCAAGTGCCGAAGATCGTGCTGATCAGCCATGCCAGCGCCGAGAACATCACCACCCACTGGCGCAATACAGTGACATTGCACGCCGATCAAGGCCGCGTCGATTGCTGGCCTTGCCACCGCTTGCACGATACGCCTGCTACATGCCGGCAGAATCACTTGGGCAATGGCGCCGCCTGCATCAGCGATATCTCGGTGGAGGCAATCATCCAGAACTCGCGTGAGTTGCTGGCCAAGCATTACACACCGCGAAACTACGTGCCGCAGAAGATGCGCGGCGTAACTTACCAGGAGTAAAGCCATGGTGCCGATGGAGTTTCTAGACTTGGAGTTGCCGCTTGATCAAAATGTGCAGGCAACGCTAGAGAGCAAAGCCAAGGAAGGTTGGTCGTTGTTCCCGTACATCCTGCCCAAAGGGCGCTGGATTCTCATGCGTCCGGTGCAGGCACAGCCGCAATCATTGGTCAATCCAGTTGCGCTCGGCACGCTTGGCATTGATGACAGCAAAGTCGGCATCTTACGCAACGGCAAGTTTGTCGACAATGATGGCAACGAGGTTCCGCCACCTTTCTAATAGCAACGGTCAACCAAGGGAGTTCGACCATGCCTAACTTGATCTCTGTGACTACGGAAGACGGCAAGCAGGTGCTTGTGGCAGTGAGCAACATTGCCTCCATCGAAGCTGTGCCGGGTAAGCCCGGCGAGCCGGCTGTCGAGGCTGCTGACGAGGTAGCCGATGATCCGGGCGAGGAGCCATCGGCAACCGCTCCGCTAGGCCGGCCTCCCAAAAAGGGGCATCCCAAGGTCGAGGCCAAGGCGGCGGTGGCCGGCGAGCCCGACACTGCCATTCTCAAGTTGAAAGTCGGTGGCGATTTGAAGGTCGCGGCGTCGGCAAAGTCGCTGGCGGATGCTATCGGCTAAAGGCAACGCAATCCATCGCAACTCAGAGGAGGCACTACGATGGCGAATATCGGTCTTTATGCAATGAAGAACATGCTGGATTGGAGCCTTAAGGTTTCCGGTCCGGCGACTCCGGCTGGCGTGTTCATCGGTCTGTCGCTTGGCGCGCCGTCGTCGGCAGCTTCTTCGGAAGTCGGCGTTGGCTCCGGCTATCTGCGGCAGGCGATGTCGTTTGCCGGTGCGGCAACGCCGGCCGGCTCGGCCTCGGCGTCCAACAGCACCGCCTGCACCTTCGGCGCATTTTCGTCGTCGGCGGTAGTCAGCGGCTTGTTCATCGCCGATACCGTGTCATCCAACACCGGCAATATGCTGTGGTACGGCAACCTTGCTACGGTGAGAACGCCACTCGCGGGCGATAGTTTGGTCATTGCCGCGGGGGCGCTCAGCATTACGCTCAGCTAATGTCGTGGGTTCGCTCGGGTTATTGCTGCCGCTGCGGGCAATGCTGCGTCGGTGATCCGTTCACCGATGACAATCGCCCGCGCACGGCGGCTGTCGCCGGCTATTGCCCGCTATTCGAGTTCCATCACGGCGCGCCGGAAGGCGATGGCTTCTGTACCGGACACACTGGCGCGGTGCCGCCCGGGCAGGAGAACTGGTATTACATGAGCGGCTGTAATGTGTGGCCCGATAATCCGGGGCAGATCGCCGACAAGCCCGCGTGCACGTACACGTTCACCTGGGTCGATGACTAATGCCCGGAGGCTAGCGTGGCAGATCGCATCCTAACCGTGAACTTCGAGAACGTGTCGGTCAGCGCGGCGGTCGACTTTTTCTCGCTCAAGAACAGCACCACGAACGGGCTGGAGTTGCGCGGCTTCTCGTTGTCGGCTGGCGGCCAGACCTCACCTACTGAGTTGCGCGTGCGGCTCAAGCGCGTCACCGGCGGCACGGTCACGCAAGGCTC